CTGAAGAAGGTCTTAGAGCTTTTGCAGATGATGCTGCAATTCGTTTTGATGTTGAAGAGGCGCGACCTAAGTTTGAATCTTATGAGCAATGGGAAACTAAAGAGCTTCCTGCTTATGAGAAAAAAATGAAGGAATTAGGAGAGCAGTGGGACAAAACAGCTCAAAAAATTGAAGAGGCAGATCAGCGTTTAGCAAAAGCTGTAGAGTCTGGCGATGAAGTTAGGATACAAAAAGCTCAAGACAACTTAAGTGTTGCTGAAAACAAACTTATCGAAATAGAATCTAAAATAGAAAAAGCACCTGAAGCCCCTAAGTTAGAAGCAACAACAACGCAAAGAAGGGAATTTGTTAAAGAAGAATTAAGAGCTGCTGGTGTTTCTGAAGACATAATAAAGCAGGTAGTCATTCCTCAACGTTACAGAAAGCCTAAGCCTTTTGAAGAATTGATGCAGTATGACGTTTCTGCTATGCGAGGTGCTTATGATGTTAAGCCTAGCGCTGCAGCAAATATTTTTGAAAGACTTGCTAGACCTGTTTCTGCACTTGTTAGTAAATTTGCTGGTCCTAGAGTAGGCGTTTTATTTGAGTCTAGTTTTGAAACGTCAGGTAGGAAACAAGAACTATTTTTAAACAAGTACTATTCAGACGAAACAAAAGATTCTTTTGCTGAGTTAGTTGACTGGGCAAATAATGACAATATTAAAAGACTGTTTTTAGATCTAAACAAGACACCAGAAAATTTACAGCAGATTTTACAAGAAGGTTCCTCAATGAGTAAAGAAGCAAATGCGCTTCTTCGTAATCTTATTGCTGATAGTAAAGTACATCAAAAAGAATCTGGTAAGATCTTTAAAGAAGAAGTACAAAAAGACGAAGTTTATTGGGCATCAGGAACTAAAAGAGAACAAATAGAAGAAGAGGGTCTTGGTCCTGACATTGAAACAGGTAGGCGTACTGAAGCAGGTGCTCAAAAAAGAGTGCGTGGCTCTGCTGAAGATATGGACATAGATGAGCTAGAGCAATATGCTAATCCTATTTTAGAACAAGTGAATCGTATAGCAAAACAACAAACTTTAATAGAACTAGCTAGGTCTTTTAGGATGCGCCCTAGTCTTGGAATTGATGAAGACACCTCAGCTTTTTTTAAAGAAATGGAAAGAGCAGTAGCCAAGCAATCTAACTCTCCTGTTACTGGTAAAAGAGTAGCTGACCTTGCTAACTCTACTTACATCGGCGCAAGAAGCCGTCCTAACGCTGTAATAGAAGCTTTTATGAAGCAGTCTTATGCGGGTACTTTAGGGCAGTTTGATTCTGCGTTTCTGAACTTACACGATGCTGCTGTTTCCGCTGTAAAAAACGGTGTTGTCCCTACCATGAAAGGCATACTAGAAAAAGAGGGTATGCGTATTCAAGATTTGGGTATCGGTGGTAACTCAAAAAACATCGGTGAGTTTCAAGCAGGTTTTGATGAGACGTTAGAAAAAAGCATGCTGCAGAAAGGCACAGAATGGTATCAAGATAAAGCATTTAAATGGTCTGGTTTTAGAGACGCTGATAGACTAGGAAAAGGTATTGTTCTTAGAGGCTCGTTGAACGCTATGCGTAAAGCAGCTAAGACAGGTAAGTTTAAGGAGTTTGATAAATACTTTTCTCCAGAAGAAACTGCGGTGATACGAAAGCATTTAGTACAAGAAACTCCTCTTGAAAAGATGCCTGAAAAAGCTAGAGAAATTATTGTAAGAGGTATGTTCAGCAGGCTAGGCGAACAACAGCTTATCTCAGCAGCAGGTAGGCCACTTGGTTATTTAAAGCACCCTAACTTTAGACCTATGTGGGCCTTGACTGGGTTTGCTATTAAACAGGCAGAACTTGCTAAGGTTGGAATGATAGACGCATACGCCGCAGGTAAATATAAAGAAGCGGGCAAGTTTACTGCTAATTATATGATGTTTGCTGGTCTAGGTTACGGCCTAATAAATCAAGCTAGAGGTTTGCCGCAAGCTTTACTAGGAAAAGAAGAAAAAGAACCTAGTGTAGAGGGTGTTGTGTTGGATGCGTTACAACAGCCTCTACAAGTAGCTTCGTTTGGTAAGTTAGGCGATCCTTATTCAAACGCTCAGTTTAGGCAAGATCCTGTAGGATACGTGATGACATCTTTTGTTCCCCCTACAGGCTTGATGGGAAACTTCGGAGAAGACTTGACTGATCTTATCCTTAAACAAGAATCAGACTTTAAGACTCTCCGAAGTATTCCCGGTGGTGATGAGCTTATTGCACTACTGAGTGATTAGATCTCGCAGTTGTTACCAGTACAGGCTAACGTCTGTGACCCTTCAGTCATGTCAGAGTTTTCAGAGATGTTCCAATCGATTGTCTCTGGGAACTCTGCCTTTAACTCCTCATAAGTCTCAAGATCAACAGGCTCATAAGGTGCTTGCTGGTATGTGTGTTCACTGTATGGCAAGAACGATACACCACTGATCTTATCGAACTTGTTGTACAGCCACTGACCTACCTCCAAGAACTCGTCGTCCCTGTAGTAGCAGGTCATTGACGGTTTGTGTTCACACCAGTAGTCCTGATAAATCTCCCACAGTTCTAACTGCTCCATAGCACCCATCTCAGAGGCCACCACAGCCCCGTCAGGGGATTTTATAGGAAAGGAGAATACCTTGGTACTAGGTGACATTACATCGTCTTCTACGGGGATTCCAGCGGCTTCTAGAACGGAACAGAGAGGGTCTCTAGAGTCTGCTCGTACTCGTCTAATGTATTGAGATGAATATCGAGGGTGGATTCCACTCGCACTATCAACAAGCTGACTAACAGTGCCGCTAGGCTTAACAGCAGTGATGGCGGTAGAAGGATTGATACCAAGTCTTTTAGCCCATTCTGAATTAGTTCTAACCGCTTCTTCTTTGAGTTCAGTAAGCCAAGTTTTAAGAACACCTTTATCTCTCCTTCCTGATAGAGTTGGATGATCCATGATACCTGTCAGTGATACACCAAGCAATGCTTCTTCCTCAGTGTTGTTCTTCCACACCTTACGTAGGTAACGGAAGTCAGTCAAGGTAGCCTGTAAAGTTCCAAGGATAGTCGCAACACGTACTTTTCGTTTGAGGTCTGACAACGTATCGGATGCCCTGACAACAACTTCTGATAGATTGCAGAATTGGTAAGGTCGTAAGATGATCTCGCTACATGGATTAGTTCCAAAATCATAGGTAGCATCTCGTCGCTCGTTCTTTGCAGCTTGCTTTTGACTTGCGACTCTAGAGAACATACCTCGTTCTCCTGATCTTGATTCGTATAAACTTGTCCACTCATTTAGGAACGCCTCGAAGTCTGGCTTCTCTGTATAACATGCACTATTGTTGGCTAGTCCTCGCTGAGGATTGTCTTGCCACCATTGTCCTGACTTGGCTCTTCGGATGCGGTCGTCAGTGAGGTTAGATAAACTGATGAGAGCAGATCGTCTGACACCGCCAACGACAACGATCTGTGCAATCTTACAGCAGATATCGTGACACTCGATGGAACTAAGCTTTCGTCCAGCAGCTTCTCGAAACACCTCGACCGTGAATTTAAACAGATCGGTAAGAGGTTCTGGACCAGACGCTCTACCTCCGAAGGTCTTAAGGGCTGCCCCTGCAGGTCGTACTCCAGATACGTCCCACTTCGGAAGCTGACCCGAATAGAGCAAGCTAACAAGTTCTCTGTAAGCTTTAGCCCAGCCAATTTTGCTGTCTGCCACGTGTATAATGGTATCGGTGTCATGGAACTCCTCTGCTACTTCTGGTAATTTAGTGATGTACTGTCGTTCTACGCTAAAGCCCACACCTGTGCCACACATAAGCACGTACATCATCTCGTCAAAAGCTTTAGGGTGGTCGATAGGCATGTAAGAGCAGTTAAACCCTGCTACATTGTCACGGTCTAGTGCCTCACCAGCGGTCATGAGTGCTCGCATGGAGGGCATTACGTCCAACTCGTGTATGCTTTGGAAAATCTCTGACTGATCGAACTCGTTAAGTTCTACACGGTCACACCAGTAGTTTAGGTATCGGTTTACGGTTTCTTCCCACGTCTCTCGCCTCTGCTCCTCTGGCAGGTAACGAGCATACCGTGACTTGTGAATGTATTGTTGATATGCGTCCATTAATCTTCCTTTTCTTTCTCTTCAAAATATCGTTTGCAAAACACCTCTGTTACTTCCTCGTCTGCACAGATTAAAGCACCATACATAGGTATGCACTTTTGTCTTACAAGCGTGTACGAACCGTAGTCAGCACAGATTCGTGTGTCAGGCTCAATAACACAACCCGGCACTAGAAGTAACAGAAGTAATCGTTTCACTGGTTTAGCTCCTTGATAAGTCTGTCAATGTACCAGCGACACTTACGTAAGTCCTCCACTGGTTTACCCTTGTAGTCATAACGCCACAGATACTTCAATGCGTTACCCTTCAGATAACCATTGAACTCGTTAGGCGGCATAGAAGCCTTGATAGCTTCGATAGCCTCAATAGCGCCTTTGTTGTAGTGGTCAGGTTTCTCCACTGGATCAGCTGCTTTTGGTTTCCTAATTGAAAGACTGTTTAGTGACCTCAAAGTATCCCAATCATCAGGGGTTGCGTTGTCAATACTCATACTTTCTCCTTAAATAGTTCATGCTTACAGGTAACTCATCAAAGGAACCGTTGTCTACTTCGTTGAGCATCCATATACCAGACCAGCTACCGTTTGTTTGAGGATTTAAGTACTCCTCATAGTGGTTGTAATAGATACCAGCAAACAACCCTGTGATGTTACTACCATCTGCTTTCCTTGCATAGGCTATGTCACGATCTTGTACATGTCCCATGATGCACGACATGAACTTCTTTTGCAACATCAGCTTTGCACACGTTACTGGTCTGCCCATGACACCGCTAGTAAAGTAGTGACAGTAAGCAATACCATCAATGATGATAGGCTCAAGGAACGGTACAACTTCCCAACCAGATTGCTCCAGCTGAAAGTCATCGTAGCTCATCAGTCCTTCAAGCTTTGCATCTGTTTCGATAGCCCGTTCAATGCGCTGTTCATGGTTACCTAACAAGAATACCATGCGTGGGTTCCATGTCTTCTTCTTGTGAAGACGTAGGCGTTTCTGCTCCTCACGAATAGGTTTCAAGAAAGCCCACATAGCATGCTTACCAGCTTCGATGTCGCTAACGTACCGTCTACCCTCGAATGACTTCTTCCCAACGTCATAGCTACTGAGACTTGGCATGTCCCAGTGATCCCCCAGATGAATGATAACGTCAGGTTTAGTTGCTGCCGCATAACGACCAGCCCAGTACAGGTGGTCAACAGGCATGTCAGGTTTTACTTGTGTATCAGGTATTACTAGATGTCTAGTCATCGCTTTTTACTCCATCCGACAGGACAGGTTTCTGGCGTGTACCACGTGAATCCCTGTTTGTCTGCCCATTCTTGCATGGTGTATTTAGTCCCGTCACTTCTACGTCTTGCTCCGGGCATGACTGTTCTTGGGTTTTGGAAGACAAAGACCAACGTCTCCTGCTCGCCAAGGCATCTGCTAATATCAACATACTTCTTCGCTTCTGCTCTATCACGGAACCTCCCTTTAGCCTCAATGTAAATTGTATACGGACCGTCCTTGTATATAAAGTCAGGCTCGTATGTTCTTACTTGAGTGTACGTTATACCACAAGAGTGGTACTCACACCGCTTAAGCTTTTGATGCAGGTCATACTCAAACCAACTATCAAAACCTCTTGGTACGTTACGCCTCGTTCTCTTCACTTGGTCTTTCCCATAGTTGATTAGGCTCACGACGTAGCCAGAGCAGCCTAGCGTTCTCAATGACACGCTCTTCAGACTCCAACAACTCAACGCACTTGTTAAACATCTCTATCTCTGACAGTCCTTCGAGGAGCTTCTGAGACTTTTTATCACCGATACCATACACGCCGACAATGTTATCAGCTTTGTCACCCATGATGATCTGACGGTAGAAGAACAGTAAGCCTTCCTCTTCAGTAACAGAAGACAGTTCACGTTTGTTGAAGTTGTAGTGTCTGCACGGTACTTGCTTGAAGTCCTTGTCAAGGCTGACGATAATGCTGTCAGGAGTAGAGGTAGCGTCGATAGCAATCAAGTCATCAGCTTCCTCACCTTCTGACACAACAGCATTCCAATCATCTATCAGATACTGACGTATGGCTTCCAAGTGTACAGGCTTTTCTTTGTCCTTACGATTACCCTTGTAAGGCGCAGTCACGGCTATGTCTTTACGGAAGTTACCCTTGCCTGTCAGGTAGACACGGTACTCTGGTTCGCTATCTATCTGTGTGTATAGATCACTAATCAGATCAGATAAGAAACTGCCCGTAGTATAACAGGCAGTCTTAACTGACTCATCGTCGCACTTGAATGCACAACGATAAGCTACGATGTCACCATCAACAAGGATCACAACGCTTCCGCTTCAGAGACGGCGTTGTCAGTGTACTCGATCAACTCAGTCACCTTCATCTTGATCATCGATGGTGAACGACCTGTACCAACAGACCAATCGTAGTAGCCTACCACTGCCACTGCTTGTGATCCGTTAGCGATCAGTACATCTTCAGGTATCTCCACACCGTTCTCGTCTGTCAACCGCATTGGGTTGTTAGACTTCATGGTAATGAAGAAGTTACGCTCATCACCTTTGTTGCTAGGTGCAATACCCATATCTTCAAGTGCCTCAACAGCTTTCTCGCTGAGGTTACCAAGCTGCACTTGATACTTGTTACTGTACTTGTTGAGCTTATTACGCTCACACCAGTAGACGGTACCGCGTACAGTGATGGGTGGTAGTTTGTTCGCAGACATAAGTTTCTCCTTAATGTGTCTCTGCCCAATTGTTGCCTACTCTATACTCGCCGTCTAGCGGACACTGTAGGCCAAGTGTCTCCCCGGCGATTCTGATTGAGCGCACACCGATACGTCCGACTGTATCTGCGTAATGCGCTGGTGTTTCTATCTGCCACTCGTCATGTACGTTGGCTACAAATTTGTGTGGGATGTTGCGTAGTTTATCTGCTAAGTGTACCAGCGCTTGTTTCATAACGCAAGCCCCTGCGCCTTGCAAAAGTGTATTTAATGCGGCATGTTGGGATCTGACTCTGAGCTTTCGTCCATCGAGGCCAACAAGTACGCCTGACTGAGCCTGTCTGTCAATTCTTCCTCTAAGTTCTTCAAGAGCAGGCGTGTTGTGTAGAAATCTCTCTTTAAGCCTTCTTCCAGTGCCGCTATTTCCTCCAACGATAGCTCCGATCTTAGCATCTCCGGCCCCATACAGAAACGCATATATGAATGTCTTTGCAAGAGGTCTAGACGCAAGTCCCGCAGCCCGTTGATTAGCTGTATGAATATCGCCATTGAGGATTTCATTTGTATAGTCATCGTCGTCCATGTAATGAGCCAACATACGTAGCTCTAAACCGCTGGCATCAATACCAACAAGTACGTTACCGTCTTCGACAGTCCAGCATCTTCTGCACTCAGGACCGAACGGTGCAGATACTGCAGGAACCTGAGCCATGTTAGGTGCTTGGTGTGTCATGCGTCCTGTCACAGCTCCGTTGGTAATCACTCTACCGTGTACTCTACCATCATCCTTGACAGATTTCAACCATGAATCGATCTGTGCCACACGTTTTTGTAGCATCATGTAACGTGCAACAGCCTTAGCTTCTGGTCTGTCAATACCTTCGAGTACCTTCTCATCAACGATGATGTTTCCCTTCTCAGTCTTCTTGTCGAACTTGACACCAAGACCTTGCAGTCGCTCTGCTATCTGCTTACGTGAGCCGGGATTGAACACAGTAACTTTGTCCTTTAGCTGCTTACCCGTCTTCTCTGACCAGCGCTCTTCAACGATGGGTGGGAAGATGTCTTGAAGGCTTGCTTCAATGTTGTTCATTTCAAACATCAAGTCCATCATCAACTGTTCTGCATTATCGCAGTCGAGCTTGAAACCGTTACGTTCCTGCTCAGTAACAAGCCAGCCTACTCGATGCTCAAGATCAATTGACTGCTGAGAGAATCCTTCACTGTGTAGCTGTAACTCTAACCACTTGTGAACCTGTTCAGTAAGTTCAACGTCAGCGATACAGTACTCGATCATCTCGTCACTCAGTCCACCGTCGTAGTCTGTGAAGTCGAGCTTGCCTGTTCCTCCAAGGATGGTTCCCCAATTACGCAGTGAATGTCCCCCGTCTTGGCTGGGGTTGTAGAGTCTGGAGAGGTAGAGAGTATCCACAACAGTATCCCTAGAGATATGTACGTTCCAAACACGATCAAGAACACCCACGTCGAATCCAATGAGGTTGTGTCCAATGATTTTGTGTGCATCATTCAACACCTTCTGCAAAGTACTGGCTGTAGTGTGGACTTGTATATCGTTCTTCACCTTCGTAACTGCACACCAGATCGTTGAGTGATCCAAAGTAGTTTCGATATCCAAGTAACAGATACTCATAGTACGCCTCGTTCAAATCGTTTTGTTCAGGGTTGTGGTTAAACTTCTTGTAAGTCTCCATCAACTGTTCCTGTTCCAATATCCAGTTCCCAATCTTGCTCATGGTAGATCATCTCCTCTAAGTCTGCGAGTGTACGTAAGTCTGCACGGTCGATTACATCACCGTCATCTAAAGTAACAGCAAAGCATCTGTTGCACAAGTCTACAAACTCTCCGCTGACTGCATACCGTCTTGTCGCTTCGTAGTCTGTAAGTTCTACGTCACACGCTTTACATCTCACAACACATTCTCCTCGCGTTCCTCTCGTTGTGTTAGTCGTCCTGTCGCCTCATTGTAGAACACCTCACATGCCTTGCCTGTCTTGCCAGTGTATCGGTTCTTCAACACACGTAGTACGGTCGTGTTCTTGACGATAGGATCATCAGCCTGACTGTTACGCTCTGCACCAATGACTGCATCAGACAGCTGTGCAATCGAGGCAGAGCCACGCAGCATACCCAGACTAGTCACTGCACCGTCCTCCAGCTGCTTGCCTTCTGGTCTGCGAAGGTGACTGACAAGGAACATACAGATGTTCATCTCCTGCACGAATGTTCGCAGTTTTGTCATGATCATGTCAAGTGCACGGCGTTCGTCCCCGTTACTCTGATCGGACACCAGTATTGATACGTGATCCAGCACGATGAATCTAACGCCAAGTACCTTCACAAAGTACCGCATCCTGCCCAGTACGTTCTCGATCTCGTTACTGCCGAAGTGTTCCCATAAGAAGACACGGTTCTCGTAGTCCATCGTATCATAGACTAGGTCGATGTCAGTGTCGTCGTACTCACAGTCTGGTAGGTGAATAGGCTTGTTCAGTTCAAGACCTACGAGTCCACGCATGGTGCGCTCAGGTGTCTCCTCAAGGAACATCAGACCAAGGTTGTCATCAGACTGTGCCATGATGGAACTGACTACCTCACGCAGAAGAGTACTCTTGCCCAGCCCAGAGCCAGCACAGATCGTCACAAGCTCTGCCATGCGTATGCCGTACAGGTGCTTGTTCAGTCCCTCGAACGGGTACTGTACCTTGGCCTTGGCTAGTGGCTTCTTGATCAACTCACGTAGCTCGCCAGCACCTACGATACCTTCGGGTGTGTACGGTTGAGCAGACCACCACGCTTTGGTGTACATCTCTGAGTCGTTGTTGGCTAGGTAATCACACGCATCCTTGTAGCCATTGACGTGCTTAACAATCCTAGCCTTGTTACCGAACAGATCAGCACATTCCTTTGCCGCGTTCTGTCCCGGTTCATCAGCATCGAAACATATAACAACAGTCTCAAAGCTGTTCAGCCAGTCGTAGAAGAGACGGCAGTCCTTCGCCGCTGACGTTGCACCGTTGCGTACACTGACAACAGGAAACTTACTGCCTGTCATTTGGTGTGCCGCTAACGCATCGTACTCGCCCTCAACAATGGTGACATATTTGCCCCCTTCAGGGAACAGGTGCTGCCCGTACAGCCCTGCGTTCTTCCAGTCGCCAATGATACTGAACCGCTTGTCAGGATTGCGTACCTTGGCGGCAACAGGCTTAGTCGGATCGTCAGGATCGTAGTAACCAAACGTCGTAACATCGCCTTGCTTCAGTGCTGAGTACTTCTTCGCTGTCGTCCCAGTGATGAGACGGTCAGTGATGGTACGGTACTCAGCTGTGATAAGACGGTGCTCAGTCTGACTGAACGATGGCTTGGGTGCGTTGTTGATAGCTCCTAGTTCACGTACGTTTTCTCGTACGCTGTCCTTGGGTGCTGGCGTAAACGTATCACAAACAAAACACTTGCTTGACCCGTCGTCGTTGAATGCAAGACCGTCACTGCTTCCGCAGTCTTGACATGGTTGGTGTGTTTCAGTGAATGGCATGGCTGGCTCCTAAGTCTGCGTAACGTCTGCGAAGATCTTCCTCTTCGAGTTCACCGTAACCTACGGCTAAGAACGTACCTACCATATTGATCATCTCAGTCACAGTCAAGTGTTCTAAGTCGTACTCAACAAGCTCGTTGATGATGTCATCTTTACAGATAGTCATTACAATATTTCCTTAATAAATTTAACATTACTGTTGACTTTACAGATAGATTTTATCATGGATCTAATCGTCTGTCAAGCCTTGAGGTGTGTTATGCATAAGTACAGTACAGTCTTCTTTTTTCTATCGTGGATCATATACCACCTCTTCTCTGATAACACGGACGCGTTCGCCGTCTGCTTTGTAACTGTTACAAAAATATTTTGCGTTGTCGAGTGTGCTGTACCAGTCAGACCCGTCAGCACTACGAGCAACCCAGTCACATAAACGCTCGTCCCATTTCTGTACGTTGTACCATGTATCAATACTCATAGTTGATATACTCCTTTTCAATCCTGTCAAGAACCTTTTCAAACCAATCAATTAATCCATCAGGCGTGTACTCTCTTTGTTTCTGAGTACAACGTACCGTACCCTCCACGTTACCTGCAATGCTGCGGCGCTTTCCCTTTTCACATAAGTGAACGGTGTCGTCCTTTGGCGGTAGTTGAGGAAGATTTTCAGGCAACACACCAACGATATATAGCTTTGTTTTCTTGTGCGCGACATGGCCAAAATCGTATTGATCCACGTCAACAACAAAGCCTCCATATATATCAATCTGCCCTGCTTCAGGAAGGTACTTGAACAAACGTGACGCAGAAGGATGCTCAAGTATTCCCCCTTGTTCTCGGACTTTGTTGACTGACCAAACCGCTAAAAACTTTTCGTCGTCAATCTGATCCTGAGTCATCTTACCTCCCCTGCCTGCGATATGGCTTAGTTGTCCCCAGAATCTACAGGGCGGGTGACATACTACAGGGCCGTCGCCTTCATACGTTAGAGCGTTACGGTCAGCGTCGTAAACATCCCAGTGCTGCCGTGTCTTGTAATCTGAATCACGCCTACAAAACAATGCTGTATATTTAATACTCATAATTGATATACTCCTTTTCAATCCTGTTGTAGTCAGCGCAGAGGTCTTCGTACTCCTGTTGAAGAACCTTCTGCGTGTAGTGTTGCGCCTCAGTCAAACCAAAGTCAATGTCCATCTTGTTTAGTTTACCCAGCGCGTCTTCGATCATATCGATAACATCAGCGAGCGCATCTAGTCTGTCGCTGTCCATATCACACCTCCACATCATATCCGTATTTTTTTCTAACGTATTTGGTTTCATACTCCGATAGCTCTTTGTACTTCAAGGCACACTGCTGTTCGTGTATGTCTTTCATCTCTGCAAGGATTCGTTCGCATTCTTCCACTGCTATGTTGTCAATAAAACCTATGATGTCATCATACTGCGTGAACGGAACAACTTCACGTAACTCGTTGTAAGCCCTCATAGATTTTACTTTCAACTTAAGTATTGAGCTAGTCATATTTACACCTCCACATCATAGACCGTAGTGGTCTCTTCATCTTCATCACGGAATGTCTGTACGTCATTGTCCGTCCACTCATAAGACATGTCCAGAGACTCCATCGCATAATCGACAGCAGCTATCTCTGCATCACACTCATCTGAAGCCTTGACATACACACGTCGTGTACAAGTGACAGTTACGTCGTATGCGTAGACGTGTTCCTTGAGCTTGCTGTCCATCTCGTCGAGGTGTTCAACCACGTCGTTCAGTCGTGACTCAAGCTCGTCAAACAACTCAGACTTTGAATGGTAGTCCCTGTCGTACTCGATCTGTTGCCTAATACCGTTGATGGTGCGTCGGAATCCTACAAGGTCGTCTCGTGTTGTTAATAGATCTTCTCTCATGATGTCATCTCCTCTACATGTTTAACAATTTTATCACCATACTCATTCGCTGAGTAGTCGCTGATTACTTCGATGGCTTCGCTATGACTTGTGACGTTGCCGTACACAAATTGAAACCATGCGACATAGTAACCACGGTTATCGCTCCACACACCCACGTCGTCGAAGTCACACTGTCCCATGTTGTCAAGTACTGTGAAGTGTTCGCGTGATTGTTCAACGTCAGCTTCCTCGCCTTCGCCATACACGCTGATGCTCTTGTCTGGATCGCTGAGTACTGTGTCAACGAAATATTCTGCTACTCGTTTCTCTGTGAAATGCATAGTTGTTTCTCCTTCATTACTGGATACAAGTTTCGGTAACATGTTACCAATTAAAAATTGATGGTTGGTATTACATCGTTGTCAACGACAAAGCCGTTGGTGTTAGTCTTCGCTGGCCCTTTTGCCACCAGCCCCACTACTACTCCGCGATGATTAACATTGACCCAGTCTGAGTTGTCGCCGTTGATCACCTCTCTCCCCATAAACGTCCATGGGAAATTCTTGTTCCTGAACACGACTGCCATAGGTGCGTCGCTGTAGGATTTGAGAAAGCTCTGCACCTGAGATTGATAGTTCTTGGCTCCGCTGTAGCTGAACATTAGTCGGTAGTTGTCCGGCTGTCGCTGTCCGTGGAAACGTCGAGCCTTCTTTGTGTAGTCATAGAACTGCAACTCAGGGAATGACTGAGGCACGTCGTAGTCTTCCCAGCTGATATCGCTCATTACGTTGAGACGTACAACGCCCTGCACACGTTGCTTCGCACACAGCCTTGAGAAGTTCTCTAGCTCTCGTGACAGCTGTACCAGAAAGCGTTCCTGTTCGTTGTGCCAGTAGTCAGTGCGAGCCTGTCGTGCTTGGTTGATCGATGGGTACACACTACCTAGCCCTGCGTCTTTGAGGCAGTCTTCCATACAGCCCGCAGCTTTTGCACCAGCGCATACCACATTGTCGGGATGCATTGTCAGCGTAGCCATGCGTATGGTCTCGTCGCGGTTAGTCTTTCGAGCCTTGGTGTTGCCAAGTCTTTTGCTCGTGTCAAGTAGTTTCATTACATATACTCCCAATAGTTTACGTCGTCTTCGGTGATCTCAATGCGTAGCCAGCCCAGTGCCAGTATGTATGACTCGCCACCGTCTACTGTGCGTGGGCAGTAAAACGTGGTGATCATGAATAGCGTTGACCAGTACAGATCGATCAAGTGGTCGTCGGTTTTGATAACGATGCCGCTACCTTCGCCGTACCATTTCCGTGCAGTTGTGATTTTCATCGCTTTTCCCTCGCTTTTTTATAGATTAGGTATTGACATTTGATAAGTCAACACCATTTACAGATTTATTTTCGGTACAAAACATCGGTAACATGTTACCAGCTCAGTCCCTAAACATTTCCGTCGCCATTTCGAGCATGAACTCTATGTCTTCTGGGCTTTCCCATTCGTCAGGGTAGTCTGACATGTCTTGCACCATCGCAATATTAAACATCATGTCGCGGTCGTATATTGGCGCAAGCGTACAGTGTTTAGGCTTCGTCGTTAGTCCAGCGCGTTCGCGTAAACGTCCACTATCTGGCTTGAATGCGTTGCAGCCTAGCTCTTTAAATCTCTGGACGGCTTGCTTATAAGTCATGTCGTCGCCTGTCCAGCCTTCCATTTCGTGCAGTTCGTCGTGATCCCACGGTTCACCGCAGTGTCTGCAATGTATGTCCATCGTTTATTCCTCGTCGTTAGTGAGAGCGTACAGCACAAAGCCTACGCCGGTCGTGGTTAGTAGCAGGACAACGTCCCACCAAGGTTGCCATTGTTCAAACATCGTCTAAAAACTCCTTTAACAGTGCGATCGCCGTTTCAGTATCTTCTCTTTCTAAGGCTTCGCGTACTAAATGGGCATTAACTATGGCCTTCCCTAGCGCCACAAACGCTTTTTCATAAGAATCTTTTTCATCGTATGACATCGTCTGATCCTCTCAAAATCGGTAACATGTTACCAGTTTAGGTTTCCGTTTCGTCCGCACAGGACTCGTCAGCACGGCTCTATACCGTGGACGGAAAAGCGCACCTCCGAAGAGGTGCAAGGCTCTACGGGTTGAGCGGGTTATACTGACAGCTTGCGCATCTCTTCAGCGATCATTTCGAGCACGCTATCCGGCACTTCGGAAGCGTCAAGCTTTTGCGCAAGTGTAGTCAAGATATCGCGGGTTTCAGACTCTTCTGTTTCTTCTGTTTCGTGAATGTAAAAACTGCAGATACCGTCTTTCAGGCTGAAGGTTATATCAAGGCCTAAACCGCCTTTCTCAATATCCTTTCGCGTCTCTCTGCGTAGGGTTTGTCTCAACACCTTCAATGCTGATTTAGCCTTTCCACCATCCGCGTCATCATGTGCGCGTAATTCCTTAGTGGCTCGCTTCGCTTGGATGATCTCAACGGCGTCCTTCAGCGTGTCCAATCCGGTCACATTGCCATGCGCGTCAATGTTGATCACTGGTAGGAATGCTCGGACGTGGCCAGCGAGTCGACCGTATGCCATTGCTGTGTCTGTGATTTGTCGTGTAGTTGGTAGTGTCATTTTCGTGTCCTCCTCGGACGTTAGCGGTAACATGTTACCAGTAGCGCACCATTTTGGTGCATGGGTAGACTGTCCTCCAGCCTTACCAAATATAGTGCAAGCTGCATGCCACCTATAAAAAATCCTTACAAATCAATGACTTACGAGATCTGTTACCCTGAAATGATACCGATAAAGTGTTACTTTGTTACCGCTGGTGACACTGTTACTGTTACCGGTAACACTTGGGTAACACATTCACGCTGCTTATAGGTAACACAATGCAGATTCATATGCTGAATTATGTAGACCAATGATGTTAACAGGGTTTACATTCACGTCCTGAATGGTCCAACCTAGACTCTCACACCTGCCTATTGAGAATCATTCTTGTTTGCTAATGAGAATCATTCCCGAATGCTAATGAGAATCGTTATCGTTAACTGCACCGGGGGAGGGGCTGTGTCTGCGGCGATTGCGCGTGTTGCTACTCAGACACAAAAAAGAGTAAAATTAGAACTTAATATAGCCAATAGTTCTAAGCAGATAAACTGTATAGAAAACAAGGACTTAGTAGTGCAGAATCTGGACCGTGACTGTACAGTTTAAAGGACATTGTAGTCTTGTTTAAAATAATGCTTGACAAATCATCAAAAGTATGGTACAATAAATAGTATGTTATGTCTTTAAAGATACTTTACCGTAACGGTAATGGTAAATTTTATAAATATATTATTAAAAGTTTACGGTAATGCAACTTTAAAGATTCTTTAAAGAGGTATTTATGTCAGATGTTGATAATCCTCCTCGCCGAAAGCGTGGAAGACCGCGTAAAAGTGACGTAGCTGCATCAAAAAAAGGTAATCGCAATGCTGTTGGTCGCCCGAAGGGTGACGCTGCGGTCATAAACGAGTACAAAGCACGGATGTTAGCGTCTCCTAAGTCCAGAAAAGTGCTTGATACAATATTTGAAGCGGCTCTTGACCACGATCATAAGAATCAAGCAGCGGCGTGGAAGCTTGTTATGGACAGAATACTGCCCGTTGCAGCTTTTGAAAAAGATATTGTTAAAGATGGAGGTAGAAACGCCATTCAGATTAATATTAGTGGTGTTGGTGCAGTAGATATTCCTGAACCTACAGTAATTGAAGGAGAGGTGGTAGATGAATCTTAAGCATTTTGATCCTTCAGAGTTTAACTGTCAAGTCACTGGACACAATAACATGGAAAGGGACTTCCTTGAAAAGCTAGACAAGTTAAGAGAGGCGTGCGGGTTTCCTTTCGTAATTACCAGCGGGTACAGACACCCGACTGAGCATCCGATAGAAGCTAAGAAAGACGTACCCGGCACACATGCCCAAGGCATCGCGGCGGATATAAAAATAACAAACGCCGTGTTTCGCCTTAAGCTTGTCACTGCTGCAATAGGTCTTGGTTTTACAGGTATAGGAATTGCTGAAGACTTTATTCACGTCGATACTCGTGGTACAACGCCAGTTATGTGGACTTACTAATGTTATATACTAAGCATCTTACAATAACAAACACAGATCTGCACGAAGTGTTTGCTGTGCCTAACGGTTACGTATGTAGTATTAACTATATTTTTGTAGCCAACCACAATACCTCTACTAACTCAGTAGATTTGTATTGGGATCAAATAGGAGCCAGTGAGTCTAGTGTACCAAGTCCGGGAACTACGACACTAAACTATACTTTTACTAGTCCGGCTACAAGTACTTATCTTGAAGTAAGAAAAAACGGAACTGTTCTTATAGAAGGTGTTGGTAATGACTACACCGTTGATTTAGTTACAAAAACAGTAACACTAACTACAGCATCAGCTAGCGGAGAAGAGTACACAATTGCACGTCTAGATCCTCAAGTTTATATTTTTGACGGGACTAACGTTGGCGGAGGTGACAGATTAGTGCTAGGAGGTCAGTCGTCTTTAGGCATCTTTGCTTTACACGAAGAAGAAACTGTTAAAGCACAAGTGTCAACAATAGGTAACGTAGAAGTAGCAGTTACTTTTGAATTACTAGAAAAGCCAGCGGTACTCGTAGACTTTAATGGATCTTAATATAGAACTACTGCCTTGGCAACAAGATGTCTGGGCAGACGACACAAGATTTAAAATAGTAGCTGCTGGGCGACGTACTGGTAAGTCTAGGTTAGCAGCGTGGATGTTAATTGTAAACGCACTACAGGCGGACAGAGGTCATGTATTTTACGTCGCACCTACTCAGGGACAAGCCAGAGACATCATGTGGCAAACCTTGTTGGAATTGGGGCACCCTGTTATTGCTGGTAGTCACATTAATAATCTTCAAATTAAGCTTGTCAACGGTGCTACCATTAGCCTAAAAGGAGCCGATAGACCAGAGACAATGCGAGGTGTCAGCCTTAAGTTTTTAGTAATGGACGAGTATGCTGACATGAAGCCAGAGGTTTTTGAGCAGATTCTTAGACCTGCCTTGGCTGACCAAAAAGGCTGTGCGATGTTCATAGGTACGCCTATGGGTCGCAACCATTTTTATGAACTATACAAATATGCAGAGTTAGATGATGATCCGACGTACAAAGCTTGGCACTTTACTTCTTATGATAATCCACTATTGGACCCGTCTGAAATTGACATTGCTAAACGCAGCATGTCGAGTTATGCGTTTCGCCAAGAATTTATGGCATCGTTTGAAGCTCGCGGTTCAGAAATGTTTAAGGAAGACTGGGTACGCTTTGGTGAGGATGAGTCAGAAGTAGGAGATTATTACATTGCGGTTGACTTGGCTGGATTTGAAGAAGTCAACAAAAAGAAAACTAAAAACACAAAGCTTGATGATACAGCAATTGCCGTCGTTAAGGTCAGTGAGCACGGTTGGTTTGTTGATAATATTATTTATGGACGATGGAGTCTTGACGAAACGGCACTTAAGATATTTCAGGCCGTTAGAGATTACCGTCCCCTTAGTGTGGGCATCGAACGAGGAATTGCTAAACAAGCAGTAATGTCTCCTTTAATGGATATGCAAAAACGTTATGGTATGTTTTTTAGAGTTGAAGAGTTGACACACGGAAACAAAAAGAAAACAGATCGTATTATGTGGGCATTGCAAGGACGATTTGAAAACGGCTTTATAACATTAAACAAAGGTGAGTGGAACAGTAGATTTTTAGATCAGTTATTTCAGTTCCCTGATCCACTAACACACGATGACTTGGTAGACGCTTTAGCGTACATAGATCAGTTAGCTAACGTACCTTACGGTATAGCTGACCTAGACTTAGACGAACCTGAAATTTTAGATATTGTAGCAGGATACTGATATGACTGAACTGTATGAACAAGATCCATTGATGATCCAAGAGTCTCTAGAAGATTGGGTTATTAACAAATGTGAAGACTGGAGGGATTTTTACGAAAGCAATTATGAGGAAAGATTTGAAGAATATTATAGATTATGGCGTGGTATATGGGACCCTGCTGACAGCCAGCGTGGGTCTGAGCGTTCCCGTATTATTTCTCCTGCACTTCAACAGGCAGTTGAGTCTAATGTAGCAGAACTAGAAGAAGCTACGTTTGGCCGTGGTAAATGGTTTGACGTTAGCGATAACTTTGGTGACACGGAGCGTCAAGACGTACAGTTTTTACGTAACAAACTAACAGAAGACTTTGAAAACTGTATGGTACGTAAAGCAGTAGCAGAATGTTTGATTAACTCTGCAGTCTTTGGTACGGGTATTGGTGAAATTGTAATTGAAGAAATGAAAGAAATGGCTCCTGCTACTCAGCCTATTATGGGTGGAGATTTGCAAGCAGTAGGAGTTAATATTACTGAGCGAGTTAAAGTAAAACTAAAACCTGTACTACCTCAAAACTTTTTGATTGATCCTGTAGCTACTTCTGTAGAAGACGCTATGGGTGTAGCCATTGATGAGTTTGTAAGCAGCCACCATGTAGAGCAACTACAAGAGCAAGGAATATATCGAGACGTATACGTAGGTAATGCTGCTCCTGATACTGATCTTGAGCCTGACCAAGACCTTACGATTTATAACGATAACAAAGTACGTTTGACTAAGTACTACGGTTTAGTGCCACGAGAGCTTCTAGATGACGCTACAAACGACGATGACTCCGAAGAGGTATCAGAGGCAGGCCCTGATTCAAAGTACGTAGAGGCAGTTGTAGTAGTCGCTAACGGGGGTATTCTTTTAAAGGCTGAAGCTAACCCTTATATGATGCAAGATCGTCCTGTTGTTGCTTTCCCTTGGGACGTAGTACCCGGACGTTTCTGGGGTCGTGGTGTATGCGAAAAAGGCTATAACAGTCAGAAGGCTTTGGATACTGAGTTACGCGCACGCATTGACGCACTAAGCCTTACTATTCACCCAATGATGGCTATTGATGCTACACGTCTGCCACGCGGGGCTAAACCTGAAGTGCGTCCCGGTAAGATGATTTTAACTAATGGAGATCCTCGTGAAGTTCTTCAGCCTTTTAACTTTGGTCAAGTTAGTCAAATCACTTTTGCTCAAGCAGGAGCATTGCAGCAAATGGTACAACAAGCAACAGGAGCCGTTGACTCAGCAGGAATTGCAGGTCAGGTTAACGGCGAGAGTACTGCCGCTGGTATTAGTATGTCTCTTGGCGCTATTATTAAACGTCATAAGCGCACATTAATTAACTTTCAACAATCATTCCTTATTCCGTTTGTCAAAAAAGCTGCTTATCGTTACATGCAGTTTGATCCTGAGTCGTACCCTGTAGCAGACTACAAGTTTAATGCAAGCTCAACGTTGGGCATTATTGCTCGTGAGTATGAAGTTACTCAGCTTGTACAGTTGCTGCAAACAATGGGTAAGGACTCACCGTTGTACAACACATTGATTCAATCTGTTGTTGACAACATGAATTTATCTAATCGTGAAGAACTACTTGCAGCCCTCGC